TTTGTTTTTGATTTTTATGAATTCAGTTTGAAATCAGGTATGTTTAAAGGTACTATTAGGTTTAAGCATTATAATATGCATACTAAACACTTTCAAGAAGGATTTCCAGAATATTTATCGTTGAACACAAAGTCAAGTAAAATACCAACTTCTTACACAATTAGAGAGTATACAGATGATATAGAAGGATTGAGAAAGTGGATGGCGGTTATTATAAAAGCTTTTGAGATAAAGAAGAGGAAGATAAAGCAAGCGCATGATATTCCTGAAAATATTAGAGCAGAGAACTCCGAATATGTAAAGGAAATAATGAGAGATATCTTTTACCGAGAAGAGGAAGATACAAAAATAGAAGCGGGAATCAATTTCATGAAGTCCATGAAGAATCAATTTGGAGAGATAAAACCACCATTATTAGCATTGGATAAGGTCGAAACAGGATTGTTGAACACTAAGTCTAAGGAAGAATACTGTTACTATTCAGCAGAGGAAGGTGAGTTTGACGCTTTAAAATCACAAGGAGTAAGCACTTTGGACACATTAGGAGTTTCTATTTTTAGTGATAAAATATGGTCAGGTTTAAAGTGCGGAGTAGGTTGTTACATGGGATATGCAGTTGGAGAATTAATTTTGAATATGTTAAAAGATGAGTTTCTATTATGGTCAGATAATTGGAATAATATGAATTTAATTGAATATTCAATTAATTTAGGATCTAAAATACAGAACTATCTAGGAGGATTTTTATTCATTATTGCTTTATTGTTAGTTGGAGCGATAATTTGTTATTATTTATCAGACTCTCCTTCGAGCATAGAAGGGCAAGGATCGAAATTTGAAACGAATACGTCGGGTACACATAATTCGGTAGAATCTATTATGAAAAATGTGTATGAGTGTAACCTTAAAAAGGGAGATGAAGAAGTTTCATGTCAAGTTTTAATAAGCGGTAGATCTTTGATGCTCCCATCGCATTTAACTCCAGAAGAGAATATGAAAATTAAAATATTCAAAAATAGAAAGGTAAACCATATAATTCTTGAATATACACCAATTACGAGAGTTTACATCAACAGAGAATATGATGTTTCAGTGTATGTGTTGCCACAAAATTATCCAAATCCCTTTAAGAGTGTTTCTTCGTGGTTAAGTAAAGATAGTGATATTAAAGATCAGCTATATTTGATTTCAGGATATGGATTTAGAAGGTTAGATAATGTAGCTCAATTTGGATCTGTAGTAGATTATAAGTTTAGATTTGGTAGTACTTTACAGGTTAACACTACCAAAGAAGATTATGCAAAGTATGATGTACAAGCAGCAGGTCTGTGTGGATCTATATTATTTTCAATAAAGAAAGGAATTTTGGGAATGCACGTCGCAGGAAATCCAGTAGAAGATTTTGGAGTTGCTAGTAGGTATTCGGCTGAAGTTCTAAGCAACATTAAGAATTGTTTTGAATCTAGTACTCCTGTAATTAAAGTAGATCTTGAGATTTCGAACATAGATAAGGAAAATACTAGTGTCTTACAGTTTTACAATACAGGATTGATATCCAGAACCCCTAATTCATCAGATCTAGTACAATCAGCTCTATACGGTATATATCCGGTGAGTAGATATCCAGCGGATTTGAGTAAGTTTGGGAAAAACACATTGAAGGAAGTGAGTAAAAAATCTTTCACTCCATGTGTGAGTTTAAAAGAGAATGAATTGAAATTTTGCAAATTGGTGTTATCGTCTATGATAGGAAGGTTTGGAATTCTTAGCGATACAGAAGTGGTGGCAGGCAATGATTGGTTGGCAGGTTTGAATAAAAAATCTTCCAATGGGTTTAGCATGGTGAAAGAGAAAGAATACTACATAGACTTTGAAAATAAAAGTCCCACCGAAGTTTTTAAAAAAGAATTGGAAGTGATATATGAAAACGCGCTTGCGGGTGATGTTGATTACAAACACTTGATTTGGCAAGAAGTTCTCAAAGATGAAATCAGAAATGCTGAGAAAGAAGGCGTACCTAGAAGTTTTAGAGTAGGAACAATTACTCAGCAGTTTTTGGTTAAGAAGTATTTTGGAAAGATGGTAGAACATATTATGCAAAATAGAGGTTTTAACAAGATTATGGTAGGATGCAATCCTATTAAAGATTGGCCTTTGATATACAAACAGATGCAAACAGGTAAGGTATTTGCAGGAGATATCAAAAATTGGGATGGAAGTATGAATGCAGAATTGCAACAATTATTGGCAGAGCATTTAGTAGAACACAGCGAGGAAACGAATGTTAATTTGTTGTATGCTCTGGTTAGCACGCTAACTAATTCGTTAGTTGTAATCGAGAAAGACACTGTGTTGACCACACATTCCATGCCATCAGGTAGTTATTTAACTGCTATAATGAATAGTATAATCAATAAACTTTATACAGCTGTTTGGTATTTTAGAAATGTTAAAGATCCTTCTGTTAGAGATTATTGGGAATCTATAGATGATTACGTGTATGGTGATGATAAGTTGAATGTGGTTCGTAAACACGAGGAAGTTTTGAATGCAATAACTATGAAGGAATTTTTCGAAAGTGTAGGAATGGGATTTACTGATTCTGTAAAACGTCCTATTGAAACGCCATTTCAAGATATATCAGAAATTACATTCTTAAAGAGATCGTTTGTGTATCATGATGAGTTACAGCAGATTGTGTGTCCTTTAGAATTGCGAGTGATATTTAATACCTTATCATATTATTCCGCGAGTAAAGACCATTATACAGTATTACAAGGCAAAATTCATGCGGTTCAACTAGAATTTTATTTACACCCATCTAGATATGAATTGTTAGAAGATTTTTACCATAGGATGGAAAAATATAAAGTGGATTATCAACCTTTGATGAGTGATTATATGAAAGCAGTGTATAAAGACGATAATTGTTTTATACCAGTTTCATTTAGTAATGGCACTTTATATCAATAATGTAATTTATGAGTTCATAGGCGTTATAACTAAGTGTGGAATCCATACCATACTAGGCGACCGAACTCATTTAATTTTCAACAAAAATATGGAAGATTGGTTATTGGCGATAATTGTAGTAATCGCCCTAATCTTTAAAAGAATGCTACAGCCAACAATGAAATTAATAAAGAAGCCGGCATGTCGGAAGCCGTTAATCATTTTTCGACAGTAAAAACTCGTTCTATTATAGAACCTACTAATATGTATAGTAAATTTCCTAAATTAGCTTGTGTTCCTCAAGCGCTTAAAATGGATTTTACTAGAATTTTAAATAAACCTTATTATATAGCCACAATTCCTTGGGCTACGTTAACGACAAGAGGCACTGAACTTTTTATAAACTCAGGTGCTCCTTTTACTAATGGTTTTAATATACCAGATTCAATTTTTATTAACGCTTTGTCTAAGATACCGTTTCAATCATCAACTTTGTACAGATGTAAAGTTAGATTGATTATGCAAATTGCAGGTACTCCTATGCATCAAGGTTGTGTTTTATTTGCGGCTCAACCACCTGGCTTCCAGTTTGGAGCTAATACTTCAGTTAATCGTTTTAATAGCCTAATGGCCGGTCCTCATGTATTCGCGTTTGCCAACGAGTCTACAGCAGTAAGTTTAGAAGTTCCGTTTTATTTTAATACTAAATTAGGAAAAACAGATTTGGATAATTCAACTATACAACCCACATATTCCTTCGGCAATTACGCTCAAATAATGGCATTAGTTATGAATCCATTGCAAGGTCCTGCCGGTTCGTCTACGTCTTTGTCATTTTCAGTCCACGCAGAATTTGTGGATATGGAATTTTATGGCCCCCACGTTGATGTTACGTATACTCCACTTCCGGCTTTAGTTGCGCAAGGTATCGTGGACAATTTTAAGAAATTTGGTACAGGAGTAGTAGATTCAGCCTTTACAACAGCTGGTAATGTCACTAAGGATATATTAGATACAGCTAGAGGATTAGTAAGAGCTTATACAGGACTAGACGCACATAACGAGCCAAATTTACAACATAAATCGCACGTGGTGAATCGTCAGTTAGCCAATCTCACAGATATGCCTAAACAATTTGAAAAGATGGACCCTTATGGAGAATTTGATAGAATTTGTGATGATTATATTTTTGACACTGAGAGAGATGAAATGTTGATGAGAGAGATTATAACTAAACCACAATTCATCGGAACTTTTCAAGTGAATGCGGCTGATACTACAGGTACTCTGTGCTGGGCTAGACCAATTTCACCAGTGTCTCAGACAGCTGAGTATAAATACACAAATGCTCAAAGTGAAGTAATTACTAGTCATGGATGGGATAATTTGTTTCAAACAATGTACGCATTGACAAGATATTGGAGAGGTTCTATAAAGATTCACATTCAATCTGTTATGTCTAACTTTCATTATTGTAAATTATTAGTTGCAAAAGACTATTCAATAAGAAAGAATGGACTTACTCAATACCCTTCTTTTTCGTCAGTTCCCAATTTGTTAACAGACACATTAGAGTTTTCAGCAGGAGGTCAAGTTCAAACAATTGAACTACCCTTCTTATCGCCTTTAGAAGTACTACCAAATACTTATGATTGGAATTTAATAGCTAGCCAGCTAGGCATGTATTATGTATATTTGGCGCAATCTTTGGTCACGAACGGTACAGTAGTCAGTTCAGCTAATTTTAATGTTTACATTTCAGCTGGAGATGACTTTTCTTTTTATGGTTATTCGATTAATCCGCTTAGAATTATTCAGCCCTACGTTATAAACGACCCTCCAGCTTTAATTTCAGAAGAAGACCAAGAGTTTTTAGAGGCTCAAGGTGATTCTATAGTTACAGACGCAAAAGTTCCAGAGCCTATTGGAGAACAAAAGGAGGTTACATTTTCAACAGCACCTCAGTCTTTGCCTTATGATAGTAGTATAATGAGACCGGTAGTATCTACTAGAGATTTGATGAGACGTATGTACTTGGTGTCGAAGAATTTGGTAACTCCTGATGAAATGAGTACTTCGCGAGGAGTCTTCCAATACGATGTTGCGACCTTACTTGGATTAAGATCAATAGCAGGTTCTTTAACTCAAGGAACACGCAGTATTGAGGCTAGTACTCTAAGAATATTACAAAATATGTTCCACGGATATGCAGGAGGTGCCAGAGTTAAAATAGCCATCTCAGGTGCTTCTTCAGCTACCGCTTGGTATGTCCCTCCTGGGTATATGGTTCAAGCTCCCAACTCAGCTGGTACATCAGGACTCCAATTGTGGTTGGGAACAGCTCCAGTGGCTAATTCATCGCAACAGATATTATCTTCGGATCAGTTATACTCACCAATTAAACTAGGATCTATAGGTTCTGAAGCGTCAATTCAAACAGTGCTTCAAGAATATCCCAATCTGTCTGTACACGGTTTTGCAGCAACATCTTTGTATGATTCCGAGGATTATTATTCGTCGAGTCATTGTGAATTGGAGTTAGAAATTCCCAATATGTCACCATACAGATTTGTAGGAGATTATGTTAGTAAAGTGTCTCCTGGAACAGTAGTTTTGAGAAACACCCCTACCTCTAATATGGGAACAATAGTTATTTTCGTCCCACAGTCTTTCGCAGACAGAGAAGGAAATGTAAAAAGAGCTGGTATTAACTTTGCTCTTTATCTCTCAGTTGATGATGTAGCTAGAAATGGATATCAGATCCATTCGCCTGTAGTCATGAGACCTGCAGACATAGTAGGAGGAGGTGGAGGACAACCAAATTTTTCTATAACAGGAGCAGATTATTCTCCTTCAGGGTCGATTCAAATTTCATCTGAAC